GGAGTTCGCCCTGGGTGGCCCGCTGGCCCCGCCCGGCTCGCCGGCGGGCACGCTGTTGACCAACGCCTTCCAGATCGCGCTGTCGCCCGACGGCCACACGCTGTACGCCATCAGCCAGAACGTCAGCGCCAACGGCAGCTTCGCGGACGGCAACCAGCTGCACGTTTTGGCGGTGGCCGCGGACGGCACCCTGAGCGAGCCGACCGGCCCGACGCTACTGTCCGCGGCCGGTGTCCCCGGCACCGCCCACCCCCAGGGCATCGCCGTGGTCGCCGGCCGGAAGGCGCATCGGGATCGGTAGCGGGACGTGGTCCTGGGGTCCCTGGGGCCGACGCCTAGGGACCCGGGATTACACGTGATACAAAAGGAAGTAAATGAGGCGGGCCAGCACCCCCGCGGCGAGCGCCACGGCCAACAGGGCTGTGAGGGACACGGGCCGGCGGACCGAAAACCGGGAAAGGCCGGGAAAGGGGGACGTTCTGGAATGGCATGTAGTTAAGCCTTTGCTTTCTCGCTGAGGAAGGCTTTCTTGAGTTCGGCACGCGGTTTTTTCATGACCGGGAATTGCTTAGGCCGGCGCTTCCGGACACGTGGTTCGTAGCGGCCAGGGCGCTAGGGCCGCTCCATAACGGCGACGTCGGCTTTCACTTGTTCGCAGAGAAGTGGGAGCCAGCATAGCTCTGCGAACCCGACGAGGGCAGACGAGCACGCAGCGCAAGCAAGTGGGACAGCCTTCACTTGCTTGCGCTGCGTGCTCGTGTCACATCACGTCTTGATTCAGGCTAGTCATCACGCGGCCGTGTGGCGCCAACTCCGCGCCCGTCCGAGGCCGGCAGCTCACCAAACTATTTCCAACAAAATCACGAACTCCTCTACGGAAAGCGCACCGCGCTCGTTAGAGTTGGGCGAATCAATCGAGCAACGCGAGTTGCTCGGTCACCTGGTACGGGAGTTGGAACCTCATGGGCCTCATGCGAACGCTGCTCTCTTGGCTCACCTCCAGGAAGACCATGCCTGCCGCTCTCTCCGGCGGGCAGTGGTCGGGTACGGCGTTCGTCGATGCCTACAAGCGTAACCGTAACCCCACACCCAACGAGCTGATGGCCGAGCTCAAGAACACGGCCTACGCCTGCATCTCTCTCAACTCGGCGGTGTGTGCCTCCAACCCGCCCAACCTTTATGTGGTAACGCACGAAGACCAGCCGCTCCCCAAGTGTTTGACCAAGGCGCTCAAGCCCGAACAGCTGCAGAAGCTCCGCGACAACAAGGACATTCCCGTCCGCATCAGCCGGGCCAAGCAGATCGACGAGGTGATCGACCACCCGTTGCTCGACCTGCTCCGCCGGGTGAACCCGGTTCATAACTCCTATGACCTGTGGGAGCTCACCACCCTCTACCAGGAAGTGCACGGCCTGGCCTACTGGTACCTGTCCACCGGGCCGCTCGGCATTCCCGACGAGATCTGGCCGCTGCCCACCCAGAACGTCACCGCCAAGCGCAACCCCGGCTCGACCAACGTGGTCGATTACTACGTCTACCGGACCGGCGCCACCGAGCAGATCTTCAAGCCCGAACAGATCATTTGCTTCCGCTATCCAGACCCCCGAGACCCCTTTACCGGCGGGTTGTCGCCGCTCCGAGCGTGTTACGAGCAAGTGGCGCTGGCCAGCGACTACGCAGCCATGAAGAAGGCGATCTACGAGAACCAGGCCATACCCTCGGCCATCGTCACGCCCAACGACGTGCTCGGCGAGGAAGAGCGCGACCGCTACGAGACCCAGTGGAACGCCAAGCTGCGCCGGGGCGGATCGGGCAAGATCATCGTCGCCGAGAGCGCGCTCAATGTTCACGTGCTGCAGCACTCCATGGGCGACCTGGCCCAGCTGGCCGAGATTCGGGCGACGATGGAGGACATCTGCAACGCCTTCTCCGTGCCCATCGCCTATATGACGACCAACGTCAACCTGGCCAACCTGCAGGCGGCCGAGCGGCAGCACATGAAGAACGCCATCCATCCGCGCCTCAAACGCCGCGATCAGAAGCTGAACGAGCAGCTCGTGCCCCGCTACGACCCGACCGGCCGGCTGTTCCTGGCGAGCGAGGACCCGACGCCGGTCAGCCCGGAGATTGTCTGGCAAGCGCAGAAGATCAACATGCAGTTCGGCGTCCGCACCATCAACGAAGAACGCGACACCCAGGGCCTGCCTCCCGTGCCCTGGGGGAACCAGCCCTGGCTGCCGGCCAACTGGTGGCCCGTGGACAAGGAACGAGTGCCCGAGACAAGCAACCACGAGCCAGGAGAGGACACAACACTCTCATAAGGAAAGCAGGAAAGAAGGAAAAGAAAAAAGGCAAAGGCAAAAAACTAAGAACCTATTCTTCCTGGTTTCCTGCCTTCCTTATGGTCTCCGTGGCGAGCAACCATCACCCAGGACAGGATGACAATCCATGAGCGCCATTCTCAAAGCTTACGGCGACACTATGGGCCCGCTTGGCTTTCCGATGAAGGATCGCCAGGCTCGGAACCTGGAAGCCCTGTTGAAGACGCTGCCCAGGGAGAAGGAGTACGAGTATCGTCGGGCCGTCATCACCAAGGCGCCCACGGAGCTCAATCCCGGTGAGCGCTCGGACGTGAGCTGGATCACCACGTCCACGCCCGACCGCCAGGGGCATGTGGTGATGCCGCGCGGCATGAACGACAGCCAGTTCGTGCACAACCCGATTGTCACGGTCAATCACTGCTACACCGAGCCGCCGATTGGCCGATCGCTGTGGCGCAAGCACGTGAAGGACGGCGACACGCAGGGCATCAAGGCCAAGACGCACTATCCGCCCCGGCCCGAGGACTGGGCCGACGCCGATTGGCCGCCGGACAAGGTCTTCGCCCTCATCCAGAGCGGACTGTTGCAGGCCAAGTCGATCGGCTTCCTGCCGACCAAGCTCCACTTCCCCACCGATGCGGAGAGCAAGAAGCCGGGCTGGCAAGGCGTCTCGCTGGTGATCGACGAATGGGTGCTGCTCGAATATGCCGTGGGCACCATCCCGATCAATCCCGATTGCGTCGTCGAATCGATTCAGAAGACCCAGGACGGCGGCGGAGCTGGTGAGAGCTCCCCGATCCCTTTCCTGGCCGTCGAGGAGATTGAGGCCCACGTCAAACAGCGCCTGGGCGCTTGCGATTTCAACGCCATCGCCCGGCAGATCATCGAAGACCGCATCGAGCTGATGCGGGGGAGGGTGTAAATGTTCGTCGTCGCACTGGTGATTGCCAGCCGGATTGCCAATCCGGCCTACAAGAGTGGCTCACTCGTATGCTAACGCCTCAAACTTGTAGGCCGGTTTGGCAAACCGGCCTGCAAGAGTGACTCACTCCTTGCTAACGCCTCAAACTTGTAGGCCGGTTGGCAAACCGGCCTACAAGAGTGACTCACTCCTTGCTAACGCCTCACACCAAGTTCAGAGAGGTCGCGACTCCCCTTTCTGAACGGGATGGGACAAGGCCCCGCTGACCGTAAGCGCACGTCGCGGAGAGGAGGGTTCGACTCCCTCCCCCATCCTTTACAACCGTTAGGGCCCTGGACCGCGGAGAACGACGCCAAGCGTTTAGCGGCGCCGGCCTGGAGACGGACCGTAACTCGAACCCACCACCCCAAGAGGACTGCCAATGTCCGCCGTTTTTGTGCAACTGAAAAAGCCCTTCATGGGCAAGGCCATCGGCGAACGCATCAGCGTGAGCGAGGATGACGCCAACCAGCTTGTCACGCTCGGCACCGCCGACCGCGTCACCGACGACCTCATCACTCCCGCCATCAACAAGGCCATGACGGGCTACTTCGACGCCTTCACCAAGAACCTGGACAGCATTGTCAACGCGACGCTCCAGAGGTTCCAGGAAGCGCAGAGCCAGGCCCAAAAGCACGCCCGGCCTGCCATCTTCGGCCCCGGCGGCGACGGCAATCCCAAGCACTGCTTCGGCGACTGGCTCACCAAGGTTGCGATTGCCACGCTGGGCAAGGGCGACCGCAGCGCTGCCATCAACTCGCTGGAGAAGGAGTATGGCAGCGGCTTTAACGCCTGGCAGAAAGCGGCGATGGGCGAAAGCTCCGGCGTGACCGGCGGCTACATCGTGCCGCCGGAGTTCTACGACAAGCTACTGGCCATCGCTGCCGAGGAGAATACCTTCCGCCAGGCAGCCTTCGTGCAGCCGATGGCCAGCGCCACGCTCCAGTTCCCCTACCTGGATATCACCACCGCCCAGAGCGCCGGCAACTCGCCGTTCTTCGGTGGCGTGATCGCCAACTGGACGTCGGAGGCCCAGACCAGGACCGAGACCGAACCGCAGTTCAAGATGATGGAGCTCAAGGCGCAGGAGCTTTCCGGCTACAGCGTCAGCAGCAACATCCTCTTGCAAGATGCCGCCTTCGGCCTGGAGAAGTTCCTCACGGTTCTGTTCGGCAAGGCCGTGGCCTGGTATGAAGAGTACGCCTTCCTCCAGGGCAATGGCGTGGGCAAACCGCTCGGCGTGCTCAACTGCCCCGCCGCCGTGAGCGTGACGCGCAATACCGCCAGCCACATCAAGTTCCCCGACGTGGCGGCCATGTTGGCCAACCTGCTCCCCGCCTCTTACGGCAGGGCCCACTGGTACGTCAATCCGACCGGCGTTACCGACCTGATCCAGCTCCAGGACGGCGCCAATCGCGCCGTGTTCATCAGCATCGACCAGGGCGCCGTCAAGCCGCCGATCTGGAAGTTGCTGGGCATGCCGGTCCACATCACTGAGAAGGTTCCGCCGCTCGGCACCAATGGCGTGCTCATGCTCATCGATCCGAGCCTGTACGTGATCGGCGACCGCCAGATGCTGGAGATTTCCGCCAGCGAGCACGTCAACTTCCTGAAAAACCAGATGACCTGGCGCTTCGTGCAACGCATCGACGGTAGGCCCTGGCTGGAAAACAGCATCACCCTCCAGGATCACACGACTACGGTGAGCCCGTTCGTGTACCTGACGCAGTAGTCCCTCCCTCCTCACCGCCTGGCCTGGGGTGGGAAACCGCCCCAGGCCCCCATCCCACACAACAGGAGAACACCCATGCCGTTTGCAATGGAACAACTCAGCCAGGGCCTGACCGTGCTCGGCTCGCTGCCTCCCCAGAGCCTGGCGGCTGGCACCGACAACAGCATCACCAACATCGACATGCGAAATGTCCAGCGGATCATGTGGATCATCGACGTTGGAAGCGTCGGTGGCGCTGGAACCGTAGACTTCAGGAGTCAAAGACTTCCGGGGGCACCTACCAAGACGTGAGCAACACCGCCATCACCCAGGTAACGGCTTCCAACAAGATCGTGACCGTGGAACTC